AGTTACAAAGATAGAGGTGGACAAGATGTAGTTTTCCTGACTGGTTTTAGTGGCTGTTTTTCTGCTAAATATTTGCAAAAGGTACAATTGTAGTATTGTGCCTAACTCGAAACTAAACGCCGTTTTTTTTTAAATGGCTTTTAGTGGCTTTTATAGTTTGTTCTTTATCAAAAAAGTTTATTTTTGCTATTGATTCATTAAACGATTGTTGCGGGTGGCTTATACTAGGAAAAATCTTCTTCGAAGAATGATAGATATACAAAACATTACCCTTGAGTATAAAAGGATAGGGGTGTCGCAAAAGCGGATTTTTCAAGACCATATTGAAACACAGTATAGAATATCGCGCGCCACTTATTACGAATACCTTGGCACTAATGCCAAGCTCCAGTTAAAGCAATTGGAACAATGCGAGAAACAACAATTGCAATTATTTTAAATATAAAACAACAAATTGGCATTATGAGAAAGAAAACGACAAGACATAAAACAGTTAACGCAATTATTATTGTTGTTGGCGTATTGCTGGCTGTATATATAGCTAAAGAATGTAACGATATAAATAAAGCAGACAATAAAGCAGCTACCGAAAAAGCTTACCGTATGAACATGCGCAAAAAATACAGCATCATCAAAAAAGATAAAGTGGGTGAAACGGTCAAAGCTTCCATTGAAGTAAAGCTTAACAAAAGGATTGGCTTAAAAGAACTTGAGGAGCTTGGTAAGTTCATTAAAGAAGATGAAGCAAAATATTTTAAAATAGCTTACATAGGCTACTATTTAGATGAGTTAGGCTACTCAAATGGTTATTGGGCTACAACTCATTACACCCCTCATTTAGAAGTTTGGATAAGTAATAAATAGAACACTCCCCAATCCTCTCAGGTTGGGGATTTTTTTTTACCCTATGGTGTACTCCACAAAACCTTTGTAGGTTAATATGAGTTCGTAGGTATGGCCTTGCTTGGTAAAGTGCTCGTTGGTAAGGCATATGTTACTAATAAAGTTTACCCCATCTTCGTACAGCTTATCTTTAGCGGCATACATCCACGCCAGCGCATTTTTTAGCTCGGCCAGCTTGGGGCTTTTTCCCTCGCTCCTATGAAAAGGCTTGGCACTTAGCCTTATTGTAAAATTAATATCGGCATACATAAGGCTATCGCCTGTTTGCTGCCACTCAATGGGTGGCAAGGTTATAAGCGCAGTAGGTTCGCTACTATCTTGCTCCCCTGCATCGGGGTTGGTTTGATCTACCATGTCGATGTATTTCAACTCGGGTACTTCGGATAGCTTTTCCTCAAGGGCTAAATATAAGTCAATCATTTTAGTAAGTATTAAGTTATAACTTGTTAATGCGGCTGGTTATATAGGTACTTATTTTATTGGATAAAACCATTGAGCGGCCAATGAACCTACGGCTTGGTAGTTTTGCGCTGCCTTTGCCAAACACCTTTATTTCGCCACCTTCGTTTTGTATTTGTGCATAGGGTTTATCGCTACGAACAACCACATTGCGGGCATAGGTAAAGCGTATGGAGTTGTGTAGCTCCTTGCTGCTTCCGGATAGGATTTTACGTGTGGTAGCCGCTGCGCTAAAGTTCATCTTTTTTTGGCTTTTACTGCGGCGTGTTTTGCCGTTTTTGCCTCGAGCAATGCGCAGCGATGTTCTTTTTTCGCCTGTATAATTAAATCCATACCACTTGCTATCGGGTTGGCGGCGTTTAACATCTTGCCAAGGTTCGTCACCAGGAGCGTTATTGGAAAATGCTTGGTCCTGAAAACTCTGTTTGTAATGGCGCACAGCCTCCGTTCCTACAATACGCTGAACGCTACCATCGTTTAGAAACTTGTTTAAGCGGTTAATGTGATTTATGAGGTCTTTCATTTCATTATAATTATTGATTTATGTGGCATTCAATGGAACTCGCTACTAATGACCTCCCTTGTGTGTGAATATTTCTCATGGCTCGTTTCATTTCATTAGTTTCAGGTATAAAGATTGATAAACACAGGGACACTGAGGCACAGCGCATTATTTTTGCTTATCACTTTTTAATTTTTAAAAAGTTTTGTACATTTGTATTGTCAGGCTTGCGTAGTCGGGCAACCCTTAGGCGTGGCTATTCGTAGTTGCGCCTATTGTATTTTATCACCTTCCCCTTCACGTAAAACCATACTTCATCAAATCCATAGTTGGCTTTATTTTTACTTCCCAATATGGCCTTTGCCCTCTGATTTATTATTGCCTCGGTCAGTTGCTTACCTAACCTAACATCGCTGATTACGACAAGCGAACCTTGTTTATAGGCAATATTTGCATTGCCAGTGATATTTTTAATGGCCGAAGGGCGTTTTAAGTCGGCATAAACCTTATCATTAAATAAATAATCGGGGTTGCTGCTTGTATTTTTCAGCCCAGGAAACAACTTGGTGCGGGCTGCCTTTTCAGCTTTGTATATCTCGGGCAGCATTTTAACCCGGTTGCCCTCTTTTGCGTGAGCGGTAGCAAAGTTTAAACGGTCTTTAAAATCATCCATAGGGTCGTTTAAATTGGGTTTAACCAATTTATGCAACTCCACCTTACCACCATTAGCAAACTCAACATGTGTGTTGTATTGCTTGGCCACTGGCAGCGCATATGTTTTTTGTCGTTCGCTTAGCCTTGCATAACGCATCAAGCCGTCCATTACTTTGTTAATGGCTTTGGCTTCGCCTTTGGTTGTATTAGCCCGGTAGCTGTTATCATCCGAAAATAACTTACCTGTTTTGACGGGGTTTCCTCCCAAGCCCTTATCAGGTACCACGGTATCCGTTTCCCACGGTTCATTGCTTGGTTTTTCGTCTGTAGGTTCAATGCCACATTGGCAACCCCACAGCGAGCCGGGCATATGGTGCGCCCAAAAGGTATCGCTATAAGGCCATACCTGTCCGTAAAAAGGTTGATGCCCCTCGCGTGGATGAGCGGCTGTGCTGGGAACCCAACGCAGGTTGGCATATAAATCGGAGTTGCGTTCGTACTCCTTAAACTGGCGGGCTACCCTGGCACGTTTTAAAGCGGTGTTATGCTCTGTTTGCAACCATGTGCGGTTGTACTGCCCAATAATAGGTTCGCAATCCTTACGAAAAGCGTTAAACGATTTTGCCTGACCTTTACCATCGTGCAATAAGGCCACCACATCTTTTTGTAAGTGGTGGGTTTTAAATGCTGCAAAAACAGCATTGTTTGTTTTTAGCTCATTGATAAAATCCCAGTCGGGTTCGCCCCATTTAACCAAGCCAAAACCATTGTCTATAGCCTTGTTAAATGTTTGGTAAGTAATATTAAAAAGCTTGGGGTGTATGTCCCCAGTTTTTTGGTACAGTCCGCCGTGTATATCGAATAATGCCTCCTGTTCGGAAGGTAGTAATTCAATACTTTCAAAGGGTTCTATTTCGCTCTTAAAATAAAGCTGATCCATCTCAGCCCTGAAGTTCGCCCGCTTGGCAAGTAAAGCTTCAGGGCTTATGCGAAAAAACCCTTTAGGGTATTAAAAAAATCACTAGCCCCTCCCAACCTTTCGGCAGCTTCGTGAGAGGAGTTTTGCTCTCCATCTTTTGGTTTGGTCGTTGTTTTTTGTTCTCCCCTTTTGGGGGAGTTAGAGGGGGCTGCCGCTTTTTTAGCCCCACCTTTAGGGATAGGAATATCGTATGTTTCGTAAAAGTACTCGGCGGGTATATCAATAATGCCATTGAGCTTTTCATCTCTTTCCAGCAACTCTTTTGGCGATAGCATATCCTCCTCGGCAAAGGAGAACTCCCCTTCGCCGGGGTTATAGCCGTGCATGGTTAAAAGCTCTTTAAAACGGCCATTTAATAGCGTTAAAACTTCCTCGTCATCACCTAAAAAAATACCTTTTTGCTCATCTTGGTGTACATCGGCTTTGTACTGACCTCCCTTATCGCTTGTGGTTAGGGTATTGCCCAGGAATATTTTTGCAATGGAATTTTCACGGGCGGTTTCAAACTCCTTCATACTTCCTTTGCTATCGCCAATGTCGTTGCTCATAATCTCAACATTAGTTCCCTCGGGGTGTACTATGCTTGTGCCGCTTGAGCTATTCTCAAAGGTATCCTCCAGTTCCTTTTTGGCCTCATTGTCGTGCCTTGGGTAAGTTCCTTTTTTTAATGGCTGCCCAAATATCTCGTTTAGCGTAGCCCAGTCGGCTGTATTATTCCGCTTGTAAATAATGTGCGGAGCGGCTTCCAGTAGCTTACCCATATCCTCAGGCTCGCCCACTTCGAGTAGGTAATTACACAGGGGTGTTTGGGTATAATCAATACCGTTAATATCGTGCATTTGATATTTAACCATGCGCTTTTCGGGCACCACATGTCGGCGGTCTATTAGCTCCACCTCGGGTTTCTTTTTTCCGGGCATGGATAAATCTAACCAAAGCAGGGTGTAGCCGTAGGGCACACGACTAATCATGAGGCGCAATAGCTTACGCATAAAGCCCGACTTAATAAGGCTCCCAACCATATCGTTATCCTTACCATCTTTGCCAAACACAAGCCTACGGTTTAAGATGTTAAGCTCCCGCTTTTGCCATACGGTTATGTATTGGTCATCAAGTACCAGGTTCTTGTAAAGATTATGCAGATAGGACCTGTCGGGATAATCTACATTCTCGGCTCTTTTTAAGGCTGTACTCCACTTGGTAAGGTCAATAGGTTCGCGCCTTGGAGCAATGGTTTTTATAATAATTTTGTCGGACATCTTTTTAAAGTATCAAGGAATAAGTATCAAGTAGTAAGATGATTTTAAGCATGTATTAATCAGTCCTCCCCCAATTGGGGGAGTAAGAGGGGGCTATTAGAAATAGTTGTTGCGGGCTATTGTTCGGTTAATGTAGCTTATAGATCGTGTTTCCTCTGCCTCCACATCCAATTCCTTAAGCTTGCACCCAACTAGTGGTATAGTGTTCCCTTTAGGAGCCGTTCCGGCAATCAATTCAAGGTCGCGCCTTGCATTGTCGTAGCGCACTTGAATATCTTCCGGAGTACTCTCCAATACACCGTATAGCCTGAACAGGGTAATATCTTTAATTATTCGTAGCACGGTGGCATTGCGCTCGGCATCCACCTTGCCATAAATATCATCCACATCGTACTTAATACCAATGAAGTTTTGCGCCTCGCCCAAGGCTAAACCTATGGCCGTATCGATACGCCCATCAACACCTCTGGTAATTGCCTCTAGCACCTCCTCGTATATCTCGGATGTTAAATCCTCTTTAGTTAAAAAAGCCATATTGTTTATATTATGAAGCCCCCTCCAACTCCCCCGAAGGGGGAGGGCTAAATACCTCCCCTTTGGGGAGGCTGGGAGGGGCTTTTGTTAGTACCTATTTCTCCTGCGTTGTCCTTTGGTGCTGGTGTTTTTTGCCGCATCACCCACGGCCATGTTTACATTTAATTTTGCTATGCAGCTTTGTAGCGCATCGGGTCCGTCATCGTTTGCCCCGCTGCCCTTTTCAAAGGGGAGTAGCTGGTCATCAATCAGGGTTACAAAGTCCTTATCGTCCTTGTAATTAATATTGAATATTACATTGCCCCGCTCAAAGTAGGCCTCCATGCTTTCGATGCGGTCGAACTTATCAATCTTTGATTTTTTGTCGGCAACAACGGGGATGTAATAGTCTCTAATTGCACCCACTTCGTCAAAGTCGTTTACAAATTCGTCCTGAGCAAACAAACCCTCAATCCAATACCTGATTGGGTATTTATTAAGTTTCATTTCCTCGTATATATCATAGAGCCATTCGGCCGCCATGGTTCGTGAGCCCTTTCGGAGGTACACACGGAGGATATAAAACCGCTTGCCTTTACGACCAACCAATACAAGGGCTTTGTAATCGCCTGTTTTTTTGTAGGATAAATCGCCATATACTGCCAAAGCATCGTAATGATTAATCTTGGGAATGGTTTCAAAGCGTATTTGCTCCTGTTTAAATATGGTGCCATCCTGAATATGTGTGTGCATAAACTCACGCATAAAACTACGGTGGGTAGTATCGGCATAGTAAGTACGCCAATATTGCTCGCTGGTTTTCTCAGGCCATGCGGGTTTAAAATCGGTGAGGTTGTTCACCGCCTTAACGGTAATTACAAAGTGCTTAATGTCCTCTTTGTTCTTACCTTTATTAATGCGTTCAAACTCCTTTTTAAGCTGGTTGATAATGGTGTTTTTGTGAAAGTTGTTATTGGCCACCACAAAGCGGCGTGTTGAACTTTCACTTTGGTCGAACGTGCCTTTTAAATCCTCCCACACCCACTCATAAGCCTCACGGCTTAATCTGTCGTTATTACAGCGTTGTTTGGTATCCACATCATCCACCACAATATAATCGGGGCGTTCGTTACCCTCGCGTAAACCACGTACCGACTGGCCAATGCTTGCCGAAACAAACTTTTTACCATCGGAGGTAGTAAAGTCACCATCAGCCCATGAGCCATATTTAAACCTACGCCCGTAATCGTTAATTAGCCGCTGGTTGTATTTAAACTGCGCCTGAATATCAGATAAAAGCTTTTTGGCTTTGGGGTCGGTTTGCCCAATTAGCAGCATAAAGTTTAGCTTACCCCGATAATATAACCACAGGGCTATACCCATATCCAAATGCACACTTTTTGCACCCGATCGGTATATTTCGCCCAGCAAATCAATAACGCTATGCTCATCAATGAGCTTGGCCATACGCTTATGAAATGGCGCACAGGGTACTTTGGCATAATTAGGGAAATAATACTCGAACCAATTGGCATATTCACCCTCCAGCTTTTTAACCCGCTTGCGTTTTTCGCCCGATGTTTCACCTATATCAATAGAGGTGGCCTGTTCAATACGTTGGCAATGTTGGTCGTATTCCTTAATTAATGTTTCCAGTTTTTTACTCACGACTCAAGGCTTGCTTTATGATGGATAAACATTTTGTGAAACGCTAAAAACTGTACCGCCATGATTGGGTCTTGGGTGGCCATCCAGTTATCAAACTCTTTAAAAACAGTAAATACAACTTGCGTTGATATTTTACCCGATACACTCTCTATTACCTTGCTTATTTTAATTAAAGCATCGGCATCAATGGTGGCTTTTTCGCCCTCGGCAACCAGCTTTAATTGGGTTAGCAATATCTCCTTTATTTTGTGGGGTGCGCTTAATACCTCGGCACGGCGTTCGCCCCACTCTTTTTCGCCACTGCGACCTTTGCGCCAGTTGCTAACGGTAACTTCCGAAACTTCCAATTCCTCGGCAATGGCTTTACCGCTCATGCCCTCCTCAATGAACATGCGCTCGGCCAATTCCCTCTTTTTCTTATTTGATAGTCCCGCCATCTTTTTGCCTCAAAATTGACTAAACTAAGCCATATTATAAAGTGCATGTACATAGCTTGTACACATTGTTTTAAGTGTTGGACTTTTACTTTTTTATTAGCAAAAAAGCTTGAATTTTTGCAATGCTTTAAAACGCAAAATGCACAGGCGAAACAACAAGAAATTAGCAAAAGCAATGGCACACACTTTTATTATATCGGACGAATCGATAAACAGCTATGGCACAAGAATATTGAGCGATGGTATCGATACAACCGACTTCCTTAAAAATCCAATAGGATTATGGAACCACTTTAGGAACTGGAAAGGAACTAAGGATGAAGTATTGCCAATTTGCCGTTGGGAGAACCTACGCCGCGAAGGTAGCCAATGGCTTGCCGATGCTGTGTTTGATGAGAAAGACCAATTTGCCCAGGAGATTAAGAGCAAAGTAGAGCAAGGTATTATTAGCGCAGTGAGCATAGGCGTTAGAATAATTACCGCCAGCGATGATCAAAGTGTAATCATGAAAGGTCAAACCCGCCCAACCATTACCCAATGTATGCTCCGTGAAATATCTATTGTGGATATTCCATCCAACAAAAACGCCATTAAACTTTACGACGCCGAGGGCGATGAATTAAGCCTTAGCGAAGCCGATAATAACGATGTATTACCAATTTTAGAAACCAATAAGATGGATTTAAAAGATTTTTTAACCAATGAGCTGAAGCTTAAAGAGACTTCGGAAGATGGCATTAAATCAGCTTTAAAAACGGCATTTGCCGAGGCTGCAAAAGTGCCACAATTAACGGCAACCAATAAGGAGTTGAACGACACCCTGACCGTTCAGACCGCCGACCTTGCAAAATACAAAGATGCTGAGGCAGCCGCCGAAAAGCAAAAGTGTGTTGACTTGGTGGATGCGGCCATAGCCGAAAAGAAAATTACCGACACCCAAAAAGAGGCCTACGTTGCGTTGGCCGAAAAAGACTTTGCCAGTACCAAAGTTATTTTGGACGGTTTAACAGGCGCAAAAAAGCCAAACACCGGAGGCGAATTCAAAGAAGGTGTAGAGAGTGCGTGGGATAAACGCATGAAAGAAATTAATGCACGTAACTAATCATTTTTAAAACCATGAAACGATTTAAAACAATTTTAACACTCGCCATCTCCCTTATTGCATCCATGATGCTAGGGATTGTATTGGCCAACTATTTTGAATTTGCAAATGTGCAGGTTGCTACCTTGCTATTTGCGGGTGGGGCTTTCATATTGTCCTTAGTGCCCATGCCAAAGGGTGTTTTACCCATGGCAATAACCATTAACTCGGCCTATATAGGAGAGGTATTAGATCAGCTTTTAGTTAAGGCAACAACAGGCAATGAATTGGTAGCGGGTGGGCATATTAGGCTGGAACCTAATGTTACTGATAAATTTTATATACCACGCCTAAAAGCTGGCAAGATGCTACAGAAGGTTATTGAACAGCCAACTGATGCAGACAGCAAGGGTGATTTTTCGATAGACGAAAAGGTGCTAACGCCACAAGAGTTTATGGCCTTTACCACCTTTAACCCAAAAAGCTTTGAGAAATTTTGGAGACCCTACCAACCTAAAGGACCCTTGGTATTTTCAGAGTTGCCTCCAAATGTACAAAACCAGCTTTTAGCTGAGTTGGCCAAGGTGGTAGATTTTGAATTGGGCTACGAGTTTATTAACGGTGAATTTGGAGCAGGAGCAAACCAATTTTTCAACGGTATTTTAACCCGCATTGCCGCCGATGCCGATGTTTTATCGGTGCTTACACCCACGGCCATTACGCAGGCAAATGTTATATCGAAACTTGCCGCTGTTAGAGCATTGATACCAACAACAGTTCGCAAAGCCAAAGGCTTAAAGCTGTTTATGGGCATTGAGGATGCCGACTTGTATGATGACGCTTTGACGGCGCAGCCAAACAAAGGTAAAAACTACACCGACACCAACGAGGAGCGGTACAAAGGTATTCCAATTGTTGTATTGGCCGATTGGCCTAAAGACGTAATTGTGGCCGCAGTTGGTACAACCGACTTGACTTCTAACCTATGGGGTGCAGTATCCTTTATGGATGATTACGACACCATACAGATTGAGAAGCTGACCAATGCCGGAGAAAAATATTTCTTTAAAATGAAAATGAAAGCGGATACCAACACGGCCTTTGGTGAGGAGATTGTGTTGTACGATGCGCGATAGCCTTAATACTTAGCGATGATAGATAAAACGATATCCATGATATACTCCTCCTTTGGGGGAGCTATCGGGGCAGTTGCCAAAGGAGCAAGTATTTTTTCAACGGTGATATTTAAGCCCTACTATTATTTGGATGTGGTTATATGCGCCGCAATAGGTGCTACTATCGGGTACTTTGTGAAAATGGGGTTTGATTATTTATTTAAAAAAAAGAAAGCGTAATGGAAAAGCGATTAAAAAAAATAGTGGATGCCAACTTTAAGTTGTATCCCAAACGCGAGGAGCAATACATTTTTACGGATGGTGTTTGCTTTTTCAGGAAAAGTCAGGCCGATGACTATGCCAAGTCGACTAAAAAAGAATATGAGACGGCAAAGCGTGAGCTTGAAAAAGCCGATGATAAAGGCCAAGGTGGTGACGGTTCCGGAGCGGACATGACCGCCGAACAGGCCAATGAAATATTAAAAGGCTTGGAGCTGAACAAAGAAGCCAACTACGAATTGTTGGGCAACTTGATAGCAACTTTGGAGCTTGTGCCTGAGGGCAAAAGCAAGGATGATAGGATTAAGGTTCTGGAACCCGTTAAGGCTTTATTAACCGAAGGTTCTAACCAATAAATTTAATACCATGGGAGTTCCAGGATTAGAAGTAAATATAACAAACGGCAATTTAGGCGGGATAAACACCAGTAATGATTCTATTACTGGCCTTATCCTCTCCGGTATTGCTTTGGGTGCATGGACACTGGGAATGGTAAAGGTGTTTTATTCGCTTGAGGAAGCTGATGCAGCCGGCATTGTTGCGGATAACGAAGATACTGCCTTTGCTCACGGTGAGATAAGGGAGTTTTACGATAAGGCTGGAAATGGTCAGGAGCTGCATGTAATGCTAGTGGCCGACACCTCTTTATTGGTGAACCTTTGCGACCAAAACAACCCGCAGCTCAAAAAGCTACTGCAGGAAAGTGGCGGTAGAATTAAGCGTTGGGGTGTGAACATCAAAAAGCCTGTTGACTATGTGCCTGTTTTAACAGCGGGTATCGATCAGGATGTTTTGGATGGTGTAACAAAAGCGCAGGAGTTGTGCGAGGCTTTAGCCGCCAACTTCAATTTTACACGTGGCCTTTTGCCCGGTAGAGATTTTCAGAGTGCCGCCTTATTGGAGGACTTGACGGAGCGGAGCGATAACAGGATAGGCATTTGCCTACTTGGAGCAAAGGACAGCTTAGAGGCTCGTATTGGTTTTACATTGGGTTGCATGGCAGCCAACAGTGTGCAGCGGAAAATAGGAGCGGTAGAGGATGGTGATATTGGCTTGTTGGAATGCTATTTAACCGATGGTGTAACCAAGGCCGAGGAACTTTCAAACATCCAAAACACCATGTACGACAAGGGGTATATTATCCCTGTGGTTCGCATGGGGCGTTCAGGTTATTACTTTGCAGGGGACCCCACGGCCACCTCAAAAACCGATGACTACCGCAGTTTTGTAAACGGCTTTGTAATTGATAAGGCCTGCCGTATTGCCTACGATGTTTTTTTATCGTTTGTGAACACCGATTACGACAAAGAGCCTGACGGCAGCATTAGTTTTGTGGAGCAAAAGCGTTTGCAGGGCAATATTGATGACCGTGTAAAAGCCGAAATGGCTGGACAGATTAGTGGGTTTGCCTCGTTGGTTGACCCCTTGAATCAACCCGGAAACGGGGTAACTAAAATAGCCTTACAGGTGCAACCTAAAGGTTATCATGAGACCATTGTGGTAGAAATAGGAATGACTAATACAATAGAGTAATGGGATTTAACAGTAAAACAGCACAGTTTGCATGGAAAAACTTTAAGCTCTTGATAGATGGCCGCTTTATGGTGGAACTAACAGATATTGAGATTAAAGAAAGCAGGTCGGTTGAGGAGATATATGCCGCCGGTGATGAAGCGCAGTACCTGGGCGAAGGTAACAGAGCCGTATCCGGCCATGTTGAGTTGTTGCAAAGCGGATATGAAGCTTTGGTAACAGAAGGTAAAAATCGTGGCGGCACGGGCGCATTAGATGTAGAATCAACTTTTATTTTATCCTACATTCCTAAAAGCACCGAACCTATTGCCATTAAAATTACCAAAACAATTATCGACAGGGTGGTAGGTGCCAAGTTTACCGAAGAAGGAAAGTCCTTTTCGCAGGGTTCAACCCACATGAAAGTACGATTACCTTTTAAGGCTTTGGTTTACGACAAACAAGTATATCTACTTTTTTCTTTTCATTTTTTCTTTCATGCTCCTAAATCTTCATTGGTTTAGGAGCTATTTAAAAACCATTTAAATATCATTTAATAGTATGGAGACTGTTGATATTACCAAAGTGGATTTCACCAAAGTGGATTTCACCAAATTAAGCTTTGATAAGCTACAAGTAATTATTGAAAAAGTTAGAGAGGCAGCTTTCTCTAGTTTAAAAGTTCCTGAAAAATGGAAAACACAAGTGGCCGCATGGAAGCAGCACGGAAAACTAAAACACATCCACATTGAGGGTGATGGTTCTATTTTTTTGGCTGTGCCAAAACGCACACAGTTGCAGGCAGCCGAGGAGATTTCGGTAAACGATGACGGCAAAGTAAATATTTACGCCAAGGCCGAAAGGCTGATGGCCGATTGCTACTTGGGCGGGGACGTAACGTTAGAGGCTATTTTTGAAGACACCGCCCTTTATATGGCCGTGGCTAAATACTGCTTGTATGAACTGGTAGAAGCAAAAAACGTAGTCTCGGGTCTCTGCTAAAACAAGCGCAGGCTCGAATAAAAAGAGGTAGCGTAGCCTATATAAACGCAGAATTAAAATATTACGGCATATGCAGTGAGCCCGACAAGTTGAGTGATTACGAGTGGGCTCAAACATATTCCATTTTAGAAGATATAAGACAACGAGAAAAGGAGGAAGCGCAGGATGCAATCGGGAATGGCATATCTCATTAAGATAGACACCAATGGAAACGCGGTGTTACCAACCTTGGCGGGCAATGCTAAAAAGGCCGATGTATCATTAAATAAAATAGGGAAATCAAGCAAAGCCTCATTTAATAGCCTTACACAAAGCGCAACGCGTAGCAATAGCGTACTAAACAAAACCAAAGGCTTATTAATGGGGCTGGGCTTGACCCTAACAACCGGGGCACTTGCTGCCGGTATTGTTGGTTTAGGTGCCAACTTCCAAAAAAGCATGAGCGAGGTGAAAGCCCTCACCAATGCCTCGGCCATTGAAATGAAGCTATTGGAAGGCTCGGCACGGCAGGCCGGGGCAACCACCGAACACACCGCATTGAGCAGCTCAAAGGCGATGGGCTATTTGGCCATGGCTGGTTTTAATACCAACCAAATTGTTGCAGCTTTACCCGGTACATTGAGACTTGCCTCGGCGGGCAACCTCGATTTGGCACGCTCGGCCGATATTGCTACCAATATACTTACCCAGTATCAGATGAAAGCATCAGATACGGGCATTGTTGTTGACCAATTGGCACACCTTCAAGCTTCATTTAATACCAATATTGAGGAGGCGGCAGAGGCAATGGGTTACATAGGTCCCAAAGCTGCGGCCATGGGTATTAGCTTGGCCGAAACAAACGCCTCCATAGGTATTTTGGCCAGTGGGGGCTATAAGGGTTCGTTGGCCACACGAGCTTTGGGTACTTCGTTGGTTAGGCTAACCAAGCCCACCAGCGAAATGCAATCCAAAATAGAGGAGCTTAACCTAACGCTATTCGACTCGCAAGGTAAGTTTGTGGGCATGGCTGGCATGATTGAGCAGCTCGAAGATAGCTATGCAAGCCTTACTCCTCAGCAGCAATTAAATGCAACCGCCACCTTATTTGGTTCGGAAGCCGTGGATAAATGGACGGTTTTACTTAATGCGGGTAGCACCAGCATACGCCAATATACAAGCGACTTGGATAACGCATCAGGGGCGGCAAGGCGAATGGCAGACACCAAAATGGATAACCTAACAGGGGATTGGCTAAAGCTACAAAGTGCCACGCAAGAAATAGGATTAAAACTATTTGATGAAGTGGGTCCTGCTTTAAGAGCCGCAACCATGGAGGCTACTCTGTTTATTCAAAACATGGATACAAGAGAGATAGGCTTGTACTTAACGCACACGGTTCAGACGCTATATAAAGGTGTTATATGGATTAAGAACAATCACCTTTTAATAGTTGGATTAGGCAAGGCTTATGTGGCTTTAAAGGTTGGCATGATGCTTTATAATAAGGTTAGTTTGATTACTAACCTTGCCACAAAAGCAAGCATAGGTTTAAAATGGGTTTACATAGCTACAACACGAAGTGCTGCAGTAGCTAACCGAGCTTTAGGAGTATCAATGATGATGACACCATGGGGTGCAGTTGCCGGGGCAATTGGATTGGTTGCGGCAGCAATGGGCATGTTTGCTTTAAAAACAAAGGCCGCAAAACAGGGCGTTGATGAGCTTGATTTAAACAACTCCTTAAACAATATGAAGCTTGAGGAGAATGGCAAGTTGGCTCCAAGTACCTCTGGTGATTTTCAAAAACTTGGTGCTGGCAGTTTAACACAACCCCAGTATGCTAAAATAATATCCGATGCAAAGGATAGGATACAAAAGGCGCAAGATTTACAACTAGAGGCAAAAGTATCGGCCAAAGATTCGCCTTATTATAGGCAAATTCAAGAGGAACGAGCAAAGCTAAAAGACCCCTCTTTAAATGAATTACAGAAAGGAAACTCAACTTTTCAAATAAAGAGATTAACGGATCAACTCGAAAAATCTATTGAAACTAAATTGGGTATTTCTTATGGCAATTTAAATAAAATTATAAAGGACAACACCTCTTTAATCGATAAGGCATCACCCTTTGTCAATGACCCAACGCTACGGGCAAACACAACCGGGGGAGTGGTTACAGATGGCGAAACCACCAGCGACAATGTGGTGAGTGGTGGTTCCAAGCAGCGAGTAATAAACGTAACTGTTGGCAATATCGAAAACAAACTAAACTTTAGTGTGCATGATAGATTAAACGAGATTTCATCGAGTGTAGAGGAGTTGTATTCCATGATGAATAATCAAATGATGCGAGTTTTTAACAATGCAAACCAATTAGCAGACTAATGCCAGAATTTGACTTAGAAAAAATATACAGCAGCATAGCCAGTTACAAAGGCTTGCCTTTTCCGCTGGGTTTAACGGAGCTAATAAAATATAAAGCTGCCCAATTTAAAGGACGTGGCGATATACTTGGTAATCCTATTGGTTTTGTAAAACAACAGGGTGCTACGGATGGTCTTGATAACTATTCTTTTTCAAAAACGGAAAGCGATATCTACGGTAGGCCTATTATTGCGCCCTTACAATTGGCGGGTATTAAGTTTGGATGTGGCGGTGCGGATGCGCTGTCGGGTTTGCATTTTCCTTTTCAACCCCTAATGACGGTTGAAGGCGGCAAGGATATAATTGAAACAAAAATACCCGGCTCAAAGGTCCCAGGTACGGTTAAGGAGTTCATCAATTTTGATGATTATAAAATAAAAATATACGGTCCCCTTATTGGGAAAGGGACGTACCCATGGCAGCAACTAAACAGGCTTAAAGAACTGTGGCTGATAAATGAGGCCATTGAAATTAAAAGCGATATCGTTTCGGGGCTTTTTGAATATGTGGTTATCACAAAAATAAAGCTGCACGATTTGCAAAAAATGAGCAAAATACAAATGTACGAGATTGAAGCTATCAGCGATGGTGCTTTAGAAGTAGAACTATTAATGGGGTAAAAAAATGCTTACACCAACATTTGAAATAATAATTGATGGCAATACTTACCGTGGCTGTTACAGCTTTGCCGTAACGCACGATATGGATGATATTTCGTCAACGGGCGAAATAACCTTCCCACATAAAGTGTTCATCCGCAAGGAGGGTAAGCGGGATTATTTGAATTTTTCGGAGCTGGTTAAAAGAGGTAGTGCAATTACCATTAAAGCGGGCTACAAAGAGCATGAGATATACCATTTATTTAGTGGCTATGTTAAAAATATAGACCCAGCCGAAAGGATAAGCGTAAGCTTTGAAGACTCTTATTATTTGCTTCGTAAAAAATCGATTGTGCTTAGTATTAAAAACATCAAGCTAATTGATTTATGCAAAAGAATTGTGGAGGGTACTGGTATCACTTTGGCCAAAAACATTACCGATATAATGGTGGACGAAATAAACTACAGTGGCAGTGCAGCGGGTTGTTTGGCACAAATAAAAGACAACCTTAATTTAAGTGTAAGCTTTAACGGCAACGAGATGTTTTGCGGCATGGCAATGCTAAATATTAAGGATACGATTAAAGTTACCTATGGCCGTAACATTGTTAAAAACGGTATGAAAAGCCGGTTTAAGGATAGTAACCCTATGCAGGTGGTTGTGGTTGGTAAACGAAAGGATAACACCGAAGTAAAAGTCACTGTTGGCTTGGAGGGAGGCGATAAAAAAACCTTTTACAAGTACAACGTCACCGACGTTGCATCGCTAACACAGATAGCCAACGGCTATTTGGCCAAGCATTGGTTTGATGGATTATCGGGTAATGTAGATATGTTTTTGCTTCCGTGTGCCGAGGTAAGCGGTGCAATTGATTACAGAAACGAGAATTATGAGGATACTTTAGGCGGTAAGTACATTATTAAAAATGTAAAATACATGTGGGGTTCTGGAGGCCTCAGGCAAATTATAACACCGGGTAACAGGCTATGAGAAACGAGGAAGTAAGAGAGGCGTTTAAACATTTTATTACAGAAATGTTGTCGTTCAGCTTTACCGGAAAGGTGGAAAGTGTGGACGAAGAAAACCACACGGCACAGGTTAGGCATGGCGATTTACCCTATACAGCCAATTTTAAAAGCATACAGGATAATAAAAGCGAGGGAGTTTGGATAGTTCCTTCAGTAGGCTCTGATGTTTTTTGCGTACCTGAAGGGCAATCGAAAGAACGCTTTATGATTGTAAAATACAGCAAAATTGAGCGCATTTATTTTGAGGTGGGCGAAACGAAATGTAATGTGTCGTCAGGAGAGGTTTGCTTTAATGAAGGTGAAAACGGCGGACTGGCAAAGCTTGGTGAGCTGGAGACAAAATTAAATGCCCTGGTAACTAAGTTTAATAATCACGTTCACGATAGTGTAATTGTGCAGGTTACTGGTGGTAGTGGTTCTCCTGCTGTTGGGGTAAGCGGAACATCAGGCAAAACAACCAGTGAAGCCAGCGAGTTTAGTAAGGCCGATTTTGAAAATACGAAAATAAAACACTGATGAAGGATAATCTATTGGATGAGAACTACGATTTTGCCACCGCTGATGGTGACTTTGTAACTGGGGATTCAGACGAACAGCATCAGATGTTATTGCTCACTTCTATACCCGGAGACTGGAAAGAAAACCCAAAGCTTGGTATTGATGCAGAGGCTTACATTAATACCGAAGATATTGCAGGGCTACTCACCCAGATTAAAAAGGATTTTGTAGCTGATGGCATGACCGTGGAGGGATTACCATCAATTGATAAAAACGGGAAAATTAAAGTTAAAGCTTATTATAAATCATAAATAAATAAACAATGAAAAAATTTTTGAGAGTATTTAAAGAGGAAATGATAAGCATTTCCTTACTGATTGTTGGCTTCTTTTGCCTTAATTGGGGCCTGGGGTATTTGTTTCCCAACTCCGCTTTTTTCGACTTCGCCTCGGAGCTCGAAACAATAGCTTATAGCATTGTACGCTTTATCGTTGTGCTTGCTTTTGCTTGGGTTGGGGTTCGGGTTATCTTCCCTAACGTGTTCAAGTTTTTAAGGGATGATTTTTATACCAATTTCCCTAAGCTGGATAAAAACCTGAAATACATATTGGCCACTGTCATATTTTTGGTGTTTGTTTTGGCGGGTTCTATCACTGCAAAAGGTCAGGACGTACGGCATGAGCTTTTACAAAATCTAACCGAGCAATTGGACGTTAGAGAAATTACCCCCAACAGCTCCCCCGATATCGATAAGTACTTACAGCATGTGGGTTTTGATTATCCTGTGGCATGGTGTGCCGCATTCGTATCCTGGAACTTGTATAACGTTGGTGTCGATAATCCAAATTCTGCATGGTCTCCCTCTTTTGCCAATGACCGGGACGTGATATGGTATGCTAAAACAGGCTATAAAAACAAAAGCACAAAGGCACTTTCCGGAGACGTTGTCACATTCTATTACTCCAAATTAAAGCGGGTTGGGCATGTTGGCTTTTATATCAAAACAGACAAATCGGGATATTTTATAAGCATTGAAGGCAATACAAATGCTTCCGGCAGTAGAACTGGGGATGGTGTTTATATGAAAAAACGGCATCCCGATAAAACCTACGCCATTTCGCAATACATAAAAATCATATAGCCATGACCATTAAGGGTAAAGTATTTATGTGTACCACCTTTCTGTTTTTAGGTGTCGGGATAGGCTTGGTTGGCGGCTATAAGTTTGCAAAGAGCGAGTTGAACACAGGCAACCAGATTAACGTGTCGTTGGACGGTAAAATAAAAAAGGATGGCAATGTAAACATTAACGTTGAAGGAAACGACCAGGACCAAACCAAAAAGCAGCGCCATAAGAAATGACAACTACAACCTCCATACAGTTGAAAGCCGGAGAAACCCTGTTCGATGTGGCTGTGAAGCATTACGGCCACATGCAGGGTCTCCTAAATCTTATTAACGATAATGGTTTAGGCTTTACCGATGAGCCTTTGGCTGGGCATGTATTGGAGCTTAACGAGTCTGTTAGTTTTGGTAATCTTAAAAAAATAACCATCGCCACACAAGTGAGCGCATTGCCTAATGTTGAAACAATTAAGGCAGGGCAAAGCCTATTTGACATGGCTTTGCAAATTTACGGTGACTTGTCAGGCTTAAAAGAGCTGGCTGGAGATAACAAGTTAAACTTAACTCAAGATATATCAGCAGGGCAGATTTTAAAGAGCCGCCCAAACTTGAAAAATAGGTATGTAGTTGCATTTTTTAAGGATAGAAAGTACAAACCCGCCAGCGGACTTACCCCCGCAGAAAGCGAAGAATTAAAACCAGAAGGCATAGGCTACTGGGCAATTGAATACGATTTTGAAGTAAGCTAAAGCCCCCTCTAACTCCCCCAATTGGGGGAGGACAAACACCTCCCCTTTGGGGAGGCTGGGTGGGGCTTATAAACTATAAAAAAAAATGGCACGAACTATTTCAGAAATACAACAAGGCATGGTTGATACCATACAAGCCGATGACGTACTAAAGGTGCGTTTAACCAGCACCAGCAAAACGGCAATGTGGCGTTTGCAAACCTATGTGGTGGCAGTGGCTATTTGGTTGCTTGAGGTGCTGTTTGATAATCACGTGAGCGAGGTAAATAACATACTGGCCACGCAACTTACACATAACCTTTATTGGTACTCTAACAAAGCAAAGGAGTTTCAATATGGCTTTGGTCTGGTACCTGATACCGATACCTACGCCACTATAGACGAAAGTGCGCAAATTGTTACCCATGCATCCGTAGATGAAATAAATGGAACGCTATTTATGAAGGTAGCTAAAGATGTGGACGGACAATTGCAGCCGCTTAGCACAGCCGCCCCCGATGAACTTACACCATTTACCCAATACGTAGCACGATTTAAAGATGCAGGCGTAAAGGTTGTTGTTGTATCCGTAGTAGGCGATTCGCTTCGCTTGGTAATGGATATATATTACGACCCATTGATTATTAATGCCGATGGTACTTTAATAGTCGACCCAAGCCGTAAGCCTGCCGAAGACACCATTAGGGCTTTTATTACCAAGCTACCGTTTAACGGTGAGTTTATACCCGAAAGCATGGTGGATGCCTTACAGGCCACGGGTGGTATTGATATCCCTACTATATTATCGGTAGAAACAAAATACGCCGCCAACGATTGGCAGAGCGTACAAGGTAAGGTTGTGCCTAATGCAGGATACCTAACAATTGTACCCGAAGATTTAACCCTAAACTATAAGGCCAATGTTTAACTTGGATTTTAACAAGGTAGTGGTTTGGCTTTTGCCCCGCATAGTTCGTACGGTATTTAATGTGGTATGGTTAAAAGCATTATTGCAGCCTATTGTAGGTATTTATACAGGTATTGATGGTTTTATCAACTATCGTAACGATGTAGATTATAAGCTCAACCACAACGGCCAAGTCTGTTATTTAGAAGCTGCCCTTAACGA